TGCTGGTAATCCATCGATTACTACTACTTACTCAGGAGAGGCATCAGCTGACTATATTGCAGCTGCATTACTTTCTGCAAAAACATTAGACCAAGGTTTAATTACAATTAAGCCAAATGTAAAGTTCAAAGAAGTTATCCAGAAATTGGATGTTGCTGGAATCGTTCAAGATGCATCTTGTGACTTCGTAACTTCAGGTTCAGTATCCGTAACGGAGAGAATCTTAGAGCCAAAAGAATTGCAAGTAAACCTTTCTTTATGTAAGCAAGAGTTTGTTGATTCGTGGGAAGCCCTGAGTTTGGGTTATAGCGCGTTTGACGAAATTCCAAGAAACTTTACAGATTACTTAGTATCTTATGTAGGTGGTAAAGTTGCAGAAGCAACAGAACAATCTATTTGGGCTGGAACAGGTGGAAATGGTTCTTTCTTAGGATTAGAAGGAAGATTTGCACAATCAATTGCTGCAGACCCTGCAGGGACAAAAGTTCTTGCAACTTCAACTTCTGGTTCAGTTACTGCAACAAATGTAATTTCTGCATTAGAAGATGCATATGCAACTATTCCAGATACAGTATATGGTAAAGAAGATTTAGTAATCTACGCAGGAACAGGAGTAGTTAAAGCATACCAAGAAGCTTTATCTGGTGTAACTAATGTAGGTTCATTCAACAACATGCTAAATGTTGGTGAGAAACCATCTAACTTCCAAGGTATTGAGATTGTATTAGCACCAGGAATGAATCCAGGTTCAATCGTTGCAGCACAGAAATCTAACTTATTCTTCGGCACAGGCTTATTATCAGACCACAACGAAGTACGCGTATTAGATATGGCAGACCTTGATGGTTCGCAAAACTTTAGAGTAATCATGCGATTCACTTCTGGAGTTCAGTTCGGTATCGGTCAAGATATCGTTTATAGAGCAGGAGTATAATTTATACCCTAATATACAAGGGTGGGTTTAACCACTCACCCTTTTTTTTAACTAATTTAACACAGGAATAAAAATATGAGCTGTTTATTAACTTCAGGAAGAGATGAACAATGTAAGGAGTCAATCGGTGGATTACAAGCCGTTTACTTCATTAACTATACAACTGGTTCATTCTCAAAAGACGCAGACGGACAAATTGATGACCTTACAGGTATCACCGTTTACGCTTACGAACTGAAGGGAACAAGTGCATATACTGAAACTGTGAACTCATCTCGTGAAAACGGAACAACATTCTTTAGCCAAGAAACAACCTTGAACTTAAAGAAATTGACTAATGAGATGACTACACAATTGAAATTGTTGGCTTATGGTAGGCCTCAAATCATACTTTGGACCAGAAATGGTGATGCTTTATTAGCAGGAGAAACCAATGGATGTGATTTAACTGCTGGAACTATCCAGACAGGTGCTGCATTAGGTGATTTATATGGATACTCAATTACGATGACAGGTGAAGAAAAATTACCTGCTGCGTTCTTATCGGGTTCTACAACTGCATCACCATTCGCAGGATTATCTGGACAACCAACAATAGTATATAACTAAGGAACCCTTTCGTTCATTTTTACTATATTGTTTTAAGAACCCTCTACTTCGGTAGGGGGTTTTTAGTTTAGAATAAATTGCAGATTGATTGTTATATTATAGATAAACCAAGATAATTAGGAGATAATGTTAAGTTATTACATATCAGGAAGCAACCAATTTACCATTAGAACCGAAAACATGAGTTCTGGTGAACTATCATTACATTTAGACAACTTATATACCAACACAACAAGTTCGTATGATTTAAGTGGGTCTTATACCTTTACAGCGTATGAGAACATATTAGTCTTTTCACAATCATTAGAAGGTGTGGTAGAAGTAGGAGATGAGTTCTTATTGCATATTATGGATAGTGGTAGTAAGATATGGGATGGTTCATTACAAGTATATAAGCAACAAGAAATAGTTAAGAGTGATTACGATACGCAGAATGATGGGTATGTATCCAATATATCAAACAACGAATATATCGTTTTAGAAGATTAAAGATGGAAAACAAAAAAACACAAGGATTTAATGTAGTGAACTTTATGAGACAGGATGTTCCATATGTTCAGGAAGATACAAAAACACGCTATAACTGGGTGCCAGTAGGTATATTTGACCAGGATGATTTCTTTGAGATACTAACTGAAGCATACAATACCTCAACAACCAATGCTGCATGTATAGACGGTGTTGCAGATTTAATATATGGAAAAGGTATTACTACTGATGATGTGTCATTCCAAGAAGAGTTGATGAGAATCATACCTGCTGAAGAATTAAGAAGAGTATCGTTTGATATGAAACTATATGGTAATTCGGCATTCCAAGTTGTATGGAATAAAGAACATACCAAGATTAAGAAGTTCTATCACGTGCCAGTGCAAACCCTTCGTGCTAAGAAATTATATGGTATCAACAAGATTGAGTCATATTTTTACTGCCCGGACTGGAGTGATACAAGAAAGCATAAAGAGAAATTAGAAATACCCGCATTTGGAACATCGGATGAGGAGAGAGAGATTTTATACATTAAAGAATATGAACCGAATAGGTATTATTATTCTTTACCAGATTGGATTAGTTCTTTACAACATGCAATCAGTGAAGCAGAGTTAAGTAATCTGCATGTGAATAACATTGAGAATGGTTTTTTACCAACTGCAATGGTGAACTTTAACAATGGAGTTCCTGCACCAGAAGAAAGACAAACGATAGAAAGTTTATTAGAGGCTAAATTCACTGGCACATCCAACGCAGGAAGGTTTATGGTATCGTTTAATGATGATGCTATCAACAAACCAACCATAGATATAATACCAGTAGAGAACCTGCATGAGAAATATCAGTATGTGGCTGAGTATGTTCAGGATAGGATACTTGTAGCACATAGGGTAGTATCACCTTTATTGTTTGGAATTAGAACTGCAGCAAATGGTTTTTCATCACAGAGTGAGGAAATGAAAACTGCATTTAGTATCATGCAAACAATGACAATTTTTCCATTCCAGAATATTATATTAGATGCTATCTCAAAGGCATTTGTAGACGGTGGTATTGGTAAGAAAGATTTATACTTTGACCAATTGACTCCATTAGTAATTCTTTCTACTACAGCAGAAGAAACTGACTCAACAATTCAGGAAGTTGAAGATGAGGTGAATGAAAGTATGGAGAATAGTGAAACTACTGAGATGGAGAGAGAACCAATCAGACCGAGTGATTATGGGTTTAGCAAGTATTACGAAACAGAAATAGTTAAAGATTAAAGATATGGCATTTGGATTACTAATAACACGAAACGATATAATCAAGAATACTCCATTAGGTGGAGCAATTGATGCAGATGCATTATTACCTTTTGTAAGAACTGCTCAAGAAAAGTATATACTGAACTTATTAGGGACAGTATTGTATAATAAATTACAAGATGATATAGAGGCACAAGTTCCATTTACTGGAATATACCAACAATTGGTGAATGATTATGTGAAATCAACCTTGATATGGTATTCTTGTGTAGAGTATATACCATTTAGTTCAGTTCAGTTTAAGTCTAATGGTTCAGTTAAGCAACAGAGTGAGACTGGTATATCACCGAGTAAGACAGAAACAGACTACTTGTTAAACAAAGCATTAGATAATGCATCATATTACGCAACAAGATTGCAAGATTACTTGGTTGCATATTCTAATCAAATACCAGAGTATTTAGAATCAGTAGGAAATTCAACACAAATATACCCAGACCAGAGTAATCAGTATTTTGGTGGGATAGAACTTTAAGCTTATGGCATTAGTATTTAATTCAGGAGATAACTTATCACTTTACTATAATGTTTTAGATTACTTTAAGAACATTATGAGTAATCATCCTTCTATACAATATGTTTCGCAAGGAGATGTTTTTAGTATAGATGATAAACAGTTTCCAATGTATCCCGTTGGGAATGTAATGATTACTGATGCAACCTTTGGTGAAAAGACAACCCAATATGGTATTCAGTTGATTATTGCAGATAAAGTTAAAACATTAGAGAATGAATCAGAGGGAACAAGTAATGACCAGAGTATTCCTTTTTATGGTGTTGATGATGTGGTGGATATACACGCGAACACATTATCTATATTAAACGATTTAACAGCGTTTACGCAGTATT